GCAGTGCCCTTCGTGGATGTGATCCATCGCGAAGCTCCGCTGTTGAAGCGTTATGGTTCTTTCTACAACCTTCGGGAAGTTGAAGGAGCCATAATGTTCACTGTTCCAAAGAACGCTGATATTGATCGATGCGCTTGTAAAGAGCCTGACATCAATATGTTTCTTCAGAAGGCGGTTGGTCGACATATTCGTCGCCGGCTTCTAAGGAACGGCATTAACCTGAATGATCAAGGCATTAACAGAGAGCTTGCTCGTCAAGGGTCCCTCACGGGACAATTGGCAACAATCGATCTGTCAAGTGCTTCTGATCGTATTAATTCAGTTGTTGTCCGTTCTTTGCTACCTGAACTTTGGTACGATTATCTTAACGATATTCGTTCTCCTACTGTTCGTGTAGACGATGAAACGATCAGAACCTTTATGTTCTCATCTATGGGAAATGGTTTCACGTTTGAGCTTCAAAGTTTAATCTTTTGGGCTCTTATGAAAACTACTGCCTATTTTATGGGAGCAAAAGGAGCGATCTCCGTTTACGGTGATGATATCATAGTCCCCTCAGGGGATTATGACATGTTTACTTGGGTCCTTGAATCCTTTGGATTTAAGGTTAATCTCAAGAAATCATTCGCTACAGGGCCCTTTCGAGAGTCTTGTGGTGGTCATTATCACTTAGGCGAAGACGTTACTCCCTTCTACCTCAGGAAACCGGCTCTATTACTCACGGATCTTATCCGTATCTGTAATAGGCTTAGGAAATGGATCTTTGCGGATCCAATTCGCCGGTATAGTGATGAAAAGTTATTCCTTAAATGGAAGGCTCTTTCCTCTCACGTTCCCAAGGATTACTGGGGAGGTCACGATTTCGAGCTAGATACTCAACTGGTCTCGCCTTCTAACTCTCGTATGACGTTACAAAGATTGTCAACGAAAGTTAGAGTCAACGAAATTGGTAGGTATCTAGACTGGCATTGTGATAATTGGAAACGTTCTGAAGCATCTGAAGATTCTTCATTTGCATCCCTTTTAGAGACCAATCAGGTCTGCCGGAGGGTCAGAACGGACGGTGCATATAGTCGTGTCGAATTGTTCTATGAGGAACAATTTCCAACAACTATTCCGGAGTAGTACTCCGGGGGGTTAAGGGCATAACCCGCCG